TCCTCGAGCGCTGGATCCTCGCGCGCCGCGAGGACCCGGTCGAGGTGGTCTGCCGGCAGGCGCTGCGGCACCGGGCGCTCAAGGGCGAGCCGACGCTCGAGCAGGACCCCGGCCGCTCCTGGGAGCTCGACCAGCTGCAGGTGGACCTAGTCGACGCGGTCGCCGACGTGTGGCGCGCGAAGACCCGCATCAACCACGAGCGCAAGACGCAGATCAGCGTCTGCTCGGGCCACGGCCCTGGCAAGACGCACACCGCCGCGCTCATCGCGCACGTGTTCCAAGCGTGTTTTCCGGGGCGCGTCATCGTCACCGCCCCGAAGTTCGACCAGGTCAAGACGCGCCTCTTCGCGGCTATCCACAAGATCGATCAGCGCGCGGAGCCTTGGTACCGGGCGACGCACGAGATGGGCGACACCACCTGCTACTGGTTCAACGAGGACGGCAGCCGCGACCGCAACTACTGCATCCTGGGGGAGACGGCCAAGACCCCGGAGAACCTCGCGGGCCACCACGAGACCTACCAGCTTGTGATCGTGGAGGAGGCCACCGGCGTCCCCGAGGCGCTGTTCCCCGTGATCTTCGGCGCGCTCTCGACCGGCGTGGTGCAGATCCTCGTGATGATCTCCAACCCCACGCAGCGCACGGGCACGTTCGCCGACTCGCACCTCAAGGCGAAGGAGTCCAGGAACTACTTCACCTACAAGATCGGCTTCGAGCAGTCGCGGCGCGTGTCGCGCAGGTGGGCGCAGCGCCTCATCGACAAGTACGGGCGCAACTCCCCCGTCGTGAAGGTGCGCGTGTTCGGGGAGTTCGCGTCGGACGAGCCGGGGCAGCTCCTGGCGCTGCAGTGGGTCAACAACGCGCGCAACAAGGACGGGCTCGCCGACGGCTCGATCCCCCGCCGGAAGGTCAGCGTCGACTGCGCGGGCGGCGGCAGCGCCGAGACCATCGTCACGCTCTGCGACCATCACCAGTCGAAGGTCGTCGCGCGGCGCATGCGCCGATTCAGCTTTGAGCTGGAGCGCGCCACGCAGCAGACGGCCGACGCGGCGGTGATGATGTGGAAGGACATGGGGTGCAGTGCGGCGAACGGCGACACGTTCGTCGTGGACGCGATCGGCGTCGGCCTCGGCGCGGCGGGCGAGCTGCTGAAGCGCGAGTACCCCGTGGTGTTCCACCAGGGCGGGGCGAAGAGCGCGGTCCCTGCCAGGTGGCGCAACCAGCGCGTGCAGTCGTACATGTCCCTGCGCAACGTGCTGCGCGACGGGCTGCTGGAGTTCGACGACAAGTTCCTGGAGGACGAGGCCGACTGGGACGACCTCGAGGCGCAGCTGTGCGCCATCCGCACCAAGGACAACGGCGACCGGGTGGAGGACCTCGAGACGAAGGACGAGCTGGTGCTGCGCCTCGGCTTCAGCCCGGACATGGCCGACTCGCTCTCCATGCAGTGGTCGTCCATGGCCCCGGCTCTGATCACCGGCGCGCAGGTGCAGGGCGGGCGGGCGGACGAGATCATGACGATCGGCGGCGTGGGCGCTGACCTGGAGAAGGCGTGGTGACTAAGCGAAAAGGTGATGAGTTCGACTGTGAGATCTGTGACACCAAGTTTTACCTTCGTCCCTATGGCGCGGGCAAGTGCCCCGGCTGTTGCCAGCGGTACGAGTACGACGAGAGCACCACGATTGTCTTGAGCAAAGCGCAGATTGCGTTGCTCAGGGCGGCGATCAGCCCCGTGACTGCGGGCGTCGGGGGCGACAGTACCCCGGCCCACTCGCACAATGCACCGGCACCGGATGCGACGGCGCCCGGCGTCCGCGGTCACGGACTTTCAACTGGGGAGGCTGGGTAGACGTTGGCAAACGGCAAGCTCAAGGTCCAGGCGTTCCCCGCCAACCGCGCGGACGACGCGGTCGTCGCGTGGGAGAACACGGCGCTGTTCTCCTCGGCCGACTTCCCGCGCTACAACCCCGACTCGCTGGTGCAGCGGCACGGGCTGCGCATCTACCAGAAGATGATGATCGACGAGCAGGTGAAGGCGGCGGTCACGTTCAAGCGCGACGCGGTGACGAGCCGCGACTGGGTGCTCGACTGGCCGACGGACTCGAAGCTGAGCGACGCTGAGAAGCAGAAGCGCGCGGCGATGCTGACGCGCATGCTCAACTCTATGAAGGGCGCGCTCGTCGACAAGCTGAACGCGATTCTGTCCGGGCTCACCTACGGCTACTCGATCACGGAGAAAGCCTACGGGCTCTTCGAGTTCGAGGGCCGCCCGCAGTCGGGCATCGTGGCGCTGCTCCCCAAGGACTGCTCCACGTTCTGGTTCTACACCGACGACTACGGCCAGCTGATCGACTTCAAGCAGAAGGTCTCGGGCAAGGAGCAGTCGCTCGACCTCGGCAAGTTCGTGCACTACGTCCACGCCCCGGAGGAGGACGAGTGGTACGGGACCAGCGAGCTGCGCGCCGCCTACCGCTCGTACTACGCGAAGGACCTGCTGATCAAGTACTGGCTCATATGGGGCGAGCGCGCGGCGGGCGGGTTCGTGAAGGCGACGCGCACGGCCGAGGCGCAGGTGCAGCCGAACACCCCCGCGTGGGACAAGCTGCAGACGGCGCTCTCGCAGATCAAGACGGTGGGCTCCATCCTGCTCCCGGTGGGCATCGACCTCGAGATGATCCAGCCGCCCTCGGGCGACGGCTTCGAGAAGGCCATCCAGTTCCACGACCTCGCCATCGCCAAGTCGATGCTCGTGCCGAACCTGCTCGGCGTCAGCGTCGCGGGGCAAACCGGCGCCTACGCGCAGAGCCAGACGCAGCTGGAGGCGTTCTTCTGGACGCTGAACGCGACGTCGCGGCGGCTCTCGTCCGTCATGACCGAGCAGGTGTTGAAGGACGCGGGCGAGGCGCTGTTCCCGGACGGGCGGGTGCCCGAGTTCTGCTTCAAGCCCGCGAGCCTGGAGCACGTGAAGTGGATCGTGACCGCGTGGAGCGACCTCGTCGGCAAGAAGGCCGTGACGACCACGCCAGAAGACGAGGAGCGGCTGCGGCAGATACTCGAGATGCCGGCCAAGACGCCCGAGGAGATCCAGGCCGCGCAGGACGAGGCTCACGCCAAGGCGATCGAGGTGGCGGCGAAGGGCAACCCGTTCGGGCAGGGTCAGAAGCCCCAGTCCCCGCAGGACAAGGCGAAGGCCGCTGCGACGTACTCGCGCGCCACGTTCGAGTTCGATGAGTCGAAGCATCCGCGGGATGAGCGCGGACGATTTGGCGAGTCAGGCACAGATAGTGGCGTGTTGACTGAGATAGCGGGACACATTGATTCCATGCATGCCTTTGCGGAGCGTACCGCGGGCGATGTTTCTAAAGTACCAACAGAAGCTGCCTCAAAGGTGGCTGGTATTCTCACCGGGTTGCATGATCGGCTAAGCGGGGGCGAGTTGAGCCCAAAGGAAATAGCTAATGTTTTGCAACAGGCTGGCGACGACGTTTGGAACGTAGGCTCCAAGCCAGGTGACGGCATCTGGAATTCAGGATCAGCCAACGTCGGTCCTAGGCTGGAGTCTGACATTAGTGGTATCAGCCACATGCTTTGGAAGAGCGCTAAAGAGGTTGGTCGTCGTAAGGCGGGGTTGTCAAAGCGCGCCTCCTTCTCCCGCGCCGTGCAGCGCGTGAACTTCGCCGTCATCGCGGCCCGCGAGGAGTCCATCCTTCAGCGCACGGTGCCGTCGGCCGCGGACGTGATCGCGCGCGGCGTGAAGAAGGCGACCGGCGCGACCGACGTCTCGGAGTACACGGACGCCAACGTGGCCCAGATCGCAGACGTCGCGCTGGACGGACCCACCATCGGCAAGCTGCGCTCGGTGTTCGTGGACGCCCTTCGCACTTCCTGGGACGTCGGCTCCTCGATGGCCAAGAACGAGCTGGAGCGAGCGCGCGGCGGGCACTTCACCAGTCGGGCGCAGCTGGAGGCGCTGCGCGACCGCGCCGCCGAGTTCCTCTCGGCCAACGGCTTCCGCATGGCTGGCAACGCGAGCGACGCCACGAAGGCGATCATCCAGCAGGAGCTGCTGAGCGCCGTGAAGAACGGCATGAGCCCGAAGCAGACGCGCGCCAACATCTGGGACCGGCTCGTGTCGAAGGGCATCCTCACGCGCGGCGCGGTGCAGGCCGTCGAGACGGACGCGGCCGTCAACGCCGTGCTCGACGCGCTCTGGGTCGACACGGTCGAGGGCGCGGCGGCGTACCTCAACACGCTCGTGCGCACCAACACGTTCGAGGCGATGAACGAGGCGCGCTACCAGGAGTTCACCGACCCGGCGCTCGGCGACTTCGTCGTGGCGCTGCGCTATAGCGCGATCCTCGACGACCGCACCACTGAGATCTGCTCGGCGCTGAGCGACGCGACGTGGGCGACGGACTCCGAGATGTGGGACACGTACCGGCCGCCGAACCACTACAACTGCCGTTCGCTGCTCGTCCCCATCACGGCCGTCGACGGCTGGGACGGACAGGAGTCGCCGGACCCCGGCGTGCAGCCACAGGACGGGTTCGGGGGTGGCGCGCAGTGAAGAGGGTCTACGAGCACGTCGTTCCGACGCCTGAGGTGGCTGCGATGCTGCGCAGGGCGCACGTCACGCGCAAGCCGAGCTTCGCCTCGGTGTGCCGCGACCACCAGTTCGAGGTGCAGAGCGCGATCAACTTCGTCGCCGGCAAGCGCGACACGGTCACGGTCGAGAAGTACGTCCGGGACGACGGCGTCATACGCGCCGACCTGGGAAGGCAGCTGAGAGAGATACTGACCGCGCAGCGTGCGCGATGGGGGTTTGCGTGAAGATGAACAGGAGACAACTGCTGACGGGCGTGGTGGGCGCTGCGGTGGCTCTGCCGCTCGCGGCCGAGGCGCTGAAGAAATCGAAAGTGCTTATCCACGAGGGCAACGTCCCGAACTTCGAGGGCGTGGTCTACCCGCGTGGCGCCATGGGCTACCCAGAGGTCGGCCGCAACGAGTTCGTTGTCGACGCCGTGACGATCAGGGCGCAGCCGGGCGTCTACCACAGCGCGCTCGTGGAGGCGACGGGCGTCGCCCGCGCCGTGCGCAACGTGCGCGTGCGGTTTGAGACGGTGCTGTCGAAGGCTGTGCCCGAGTTTCGCGTCGGGCAGCGCATACAGATCGACATCGCGCGGCTCCTGAACAAAGACTACTCCTCGATGCCGCCGATGCAGTCGCTCGATGTCGAGTTCACCGACGGCAGCGTGATCAAGAGGAGGGCGTGAGCATGGATCTGGCATTCGTGAAGTCCTGGTGGCAGGCGCAGACCCGCGCGCAGAAGGCGCTGACGCTGAGCGTCGCGCTCAACGTCGCGCTCGCGCTCGTCGTGGTGTTCGGTTGAGTGGTGGGGGCGCGGCGGTACCTCGTCCCTGTGCAGTGGCTATAGCAGACTAGGAGATTGACATGGGACAGTACAGAATCGAGATCGTGGCGGTGGGCGGGCACGGGTGCCAGCGTGAGCTGAAGGACGGGCAGACCGTGTACGGATGTGGCCACCGGGGTTGCCCGGACTGCGCGGCGCGGGCGCTCGTCGACGAGCTGAAGCGCAACGGCAACAGCATCGAGTCGGCGAAGCTGACGCACTGGCCGGGCACGACGACCGAGGTGCAGGATGATCTGCTGACGCGAGTCCGCAAGGGGAGTTTCTGACGTGATCCACCGCGAGCCTGTCCGCGCCGTGCACCAGATCGAGATCACCTCGAGGTGCAACCTGCGCTGCTCCTACTGCGCGTCGCCGTACCTCGCGCGGCCGAAGGTGGACATGACGCCGGAGCACTTCGCGCGCGCCCTGGACCTCGCGCTGGAGTGCCGGGACGAGCACGGGCAGCGCTCGCTGAACCTCGCCGGCATCGGGGAGTCGACGATCCACCCCCGGTTCGTGGAGTACGTGGCGATGGCGCGCGAGGCGTTGGGCGAGGGCTTCGACCTAGTGTTCGCGACCAACGGCGTGGCGGTGGACGAGGCGATGGTGCGCGCGCTGCTCCCCCTGCGCCCGCGCGTGTTCGTCTCGCTCCACCGCCCCGAGCGTGCGAAGGTCGCGTACGACCTCTTCATGGACTGCGGGCTGCTCGCCGGCTACTCGAACGACGCGGTGCTCTCCTCGACGGACTGGGCTGGGCAGGTCGCGTGGCGCGTGACGGCGCAGAACAGGTTCGGGCGCCGCGAGTGCGACTGGGTGAAGAGCGGCTGGGTGATGGCGATGGCCGACGGCCGCCTGACCACGTGCAGCTTCGACGCCTCGGGCGTCGGCGTGGTGGGGCACGTCGACCAGCCGCTGGAGGAGCTGTACGTCTCGCCCTACGAGCTGTGCCACGGCTGCGATCAAGCCGTGGGCTTCCCGCTCGCCGACGTGCCGCGCCCCGAGGCGGGAACGCTGAAGGAGCACGCGCTGCGCGACCGCGAACTGCGCCGAATCAAGGTGGTGGCGGCGTGAGAATCAAGCTCAAAGCTGTCTCCAAGCGGGTGGACGAGTGGGGCCACACCATCATCGACTTCGGCGACAACGGCGTGCTGCTGATCGCAGGGCGCGTGCTGATATGGGTGCAGACGCGGCCGGGCTTCGTGTTCGTAGGAGCGAGTGTGCAGTCATGACTGATAAGACAGTGCTCGAAGCGATCCAGGCGCGGCTGCGCGCGTGGCCTCAGGAGGACATATCGCGGCACGCGCTGAAGATGCTACAGGAGATGGAGCGGGCGCCGGCCTCCGTCGTCTCGGAGCACGCGCTCGCGCTCGCGACGGTGCTCTGCCTGCGGGACGAGGACGCGCTGCTCTGGTCGATCAACGGCACGCCGCGCGTGGTCGAGCTCACGGCGAGCGAGCAGCTGGCGACGCGGGACTACGCCGGATGAACCTGAAGTCCACCGACATGGTGCAGTTCGGCATGTTAGTGCGGGCGCTGGTCGAACAGGCCAGGGCGAGCGGCGCGCTCGTGTTCAACAGTGAGAACTGGGCGGAGTGGGAGCAGCCCGCCATCCGTCAGGCGATCGAACAGGCTTACTTACTGAAACAGGAGGCACAAGCTACGACGTGCCAATGAATCCAAGCGACGCCGAGGGCGAGAAGGCTTTCATCTCGCGCTGCATCGAGCACGAGGTGGGCAGGGGTCGCGAGCAGGACCAAGCGTCCGCCGTGTGCTACGCCATGTGGGACCGCGCGACCCTGGAGCGCAAGCGGCGCCCGAAGGTCTACGAGACGCAGGAGGCGTTCATCACGCGGTTCCGCCAGAACCACCCCGAGGCGTCGATCGCGCACGCGCTGGCCATGTTCAAGCTCGGCCCGGGAGGTGCGTGATGGACCTCAAGAACGCAGAGATCCTCGCGGTCGGCACCTGGGAGGGGTCGCAGGTCGTCACGTTCGACGAGTCGACGCTCGACGACATGGTGCGCGCCTTCGCCGCGCTCAATCAGGCCGGGCGCGTGCCGCTCAAGCTCGGGCACAACGCCGAGCAGTCCGTGACCGATGGGCACCCCGCGCTCGGCTGGGTGCAGCGCGTGTGGCGCGACGGGCAGAGGCTGCTCGCCGACTTCACCGACATCCCAACGATCGTCTACGAGGCGATCCGAAAGGGGCTCTACAAGTTCGTTTCTTCCGAGGTGTTGCTGGACAGCAAGGTCGGCGGCGAGTCATTCGCCGCGGTTCTTGACGCAGTGGCGCTACTGGGAGCTGACATACCCGCCGTCAGCAACCTGAAAGACCTACAGTCGTTGACCATGGCGCGGCGCTTGGAAGGCATCACCTTCGCGCAGCGCGTGGTCTTCAGCCGGCGGGAATCACCGACAGGAGACAAGAAAGTCATGGCAGAGGAAAAGACGGATAACGACAAATTGCGCGATCTGACGGTCGCGGAGGTCAAGATCGAAGCCGAGCGCAAGGCTCTCGACGCCGAGAAGGCCGAGTTCAAGCGCTCGCAGGAGGCCGCAGCGGCCGCCGAGAAGCGCGCGACGATCAACAAGCACCGCGACGAGCGCAAGGCGCAGTTCGACCGCGCCGTGAAGGAGGGCCGGATCACGTCGGCTCAGCGCGACACGGGCGAGAAGCTTCTGCGCTTCGGCGACGACGCCGCAGTGCTGGGCGTGACGAGCGCGGACGTCGACGAGGCGATCTCGGCGATGGCCGGGAAGCGCGGCGCGGCGAGTCGGGCGGCGTTCACTCGCGGCGGGTCACAGGAGGAGCGTCAGGCGGAGTCGACGCCGGGCGACGAGCTCGCTGAGGCCATCGCGGAGCAGCAGAAGGAGTTCGAGGACAAGGGCAAGGTCTGGGGTCCGGAGGACGCAGCGAAGTTCGCGCGCGCCAACCGAGCCTCGGTCCGAGCGTGGATGGATTCGATCCCGGGAGGCCGCTGAGCCATGGCAACAGAAGGCGAATACGTAGCAGTCCCGGTCGAGACCACGGTCGACTTGTCGGCCATTCCACTCCACCGGGCGATCAACGTCAACGGGACCATCGCGTCGACAGACGTGCTGGCGGCAGGCCTCCTGAAGTCGCGCGGCCCCATCGGTGCCGGCGTCTCCATGGGCATCTCCGGCTACATGAAGGCGTGGGCGGGTGCGTCGATCGCGATCGGGGCGAGGGTCATGACGACCACGTCCGGGTACATGATCTCCGCGACCTCGGGCCACACCGGGTGCGGCAGGGCGCTGGAGGCGGCCAACTCTGGCGACCTCTTCGCGGGCATGTTCAGCTTTGCGCCTCAGGGCACATTGTCATTCTAACGGGAGGCGCAAGCATCAATGGGTACTTCAGTCGGTCAAGATCTCCACATCAACAAGGTCATCACGCAGATGGCCATCGGGTACCGCCCGCGCGGCGCCATTGCCGATCAAATCTTCCCGATCGTCACTGTCGCCAAGCAGTCGGATCTCTACAACATCTGGTCGAGGCAGGAGGCTCTCAACGTCGAGGAGACGAGCCGCGCGCCGGGCACGTACGCGCGCCAGATCACCCGCTCGGTCTCGAGCGGTTCCTACTACGCGAAGAACTACGCCCTGTCGACAGCGATCACGGACGAGGACCTCGCGAACATGGACGAGTCGTACTACATGCAGCTGGTCACAGGCCGCACGCAGTACCTCACCGGCAAGCTGATGCTGGACTGGGACCAGCGCATCTCGCTCACCGTGAACTCGACGGCGAACGTCGGGTCCTCGGCGACGGTCAGCTCGGCCTGGAACGGCGCGGGCACCGCGGACACGCCCCTCAACTCGGTCAACGCGGCCATCGACAACGTGCTCTACCGCACGGGGTACAGGCCGAACAGGATCGTGTTCGGGGCGCGGGCGTGGGACTCGTTCCGCCGTACGGCGAACGTGCGCAACCTCATCTACGGCGTCAACAACGGCGGCGGCTACGTGAGCCGTCAGCAGGTGGCGGCGCTGTTCGAGGTCGACCAGATCCTGGTCGGTGAGTCGTTCTTCTCGAACGCCAACGAGGCGCAGGCCGAGGCGGTGACGCCAGTCTGGGCACACAACGTGCTGGTGTACTACGCACCGCCCTCGCCGACGATCGAGGACCCGTCCTTCGCGTACTCGTTCCGCTGGCAGCGGCCGGGGCTCGCCAACATGCAGGGTGAGATCCACCCGCGCAACAGCGAGACCAAGTCCGAGAAGGCCGAGGTCGGGTACTACCAGGACGAGAAGGTCACGGCGCCCGAGTACGGGTTCCTGATCGTGGCGGTGAACTCCAGCCAGTAACGGAGTGACAGTGGCGGCGGCCCGCGCGCAGGGGCCGCCGTAACTTAACGGAGGAGGGCGAGCGCGATGACGAAGTACATGCCGGACAACGCGGTGGTGACGGACCCGGTGGTCGAGGAGATCACGGTGACGCACGACGACGGGACGAAGCAGGTCAAGAACCTTCACGCGAGCGGTCTGACGACCGCGAAGGAGACGGGAGATGGCGGAGTCGACGACGGGGCTGCGGCCGCTGCACAAGGCGACGGGGCGGACCAAGCAGCCGGCGGAGCTGAGCCGGCGGGAGCAGAGGGCGCAGGCGTCTAGCGAGCGGGAGCACCGCGAGCGGCGCGAGGCGAGGGCGAAGGGCTACGTGAACACAATGCTCGGAAACGATAAGAGGAGATGACAATGGGTTTTCTATGGCCAGTGCACAAGGCGAGCGGGTTGAAGAAGGCTGAGGCAGAGTTGTCCGAGGACGAGAAGCTCCGGATGGCCGAGGACATCGAGCGCGACCAGACGGCGAACGCGCAGCGCGGGCAGAAGATCGACGCGAAGGCGATCGAGCTCGGCAAGCGACTGCTGAAGGGCGTGAAGGGCCGCGAGAGCTTCTTCGACGACTTCGCGCCGTCCGCAAAGGGCATCTGATCAACGTAGTTACCGCAGTCTGACAGGAGGCTCAAGTGAGCAGTGATACAAAACAGACTCTGCAGAAGCGCGTCCAGGAACTCGAGGGGGAGCTGAGCAAGGCGAATGCCGAACTCAACTACCGTGAACAGGACAAGCGGGCGGCGCAGCCCGTCGACCCCCTCGCGCAGCACGTGGCCTCAGCCAAGGCGCTGCGCAAGTTCGTCAACGAGGAGCTTCCTAACCTCTTCAGCAACGGCAACAACCTCGGGCTGGTTCCGAATGGCTTGGCGGTTTTCGTCGCGTACCCGAATGGATGCATATATCCGCACATGGCCGGGACCGTGGACATTGCGCGTGCGATCGCTATTGCGCAGTACTTTCTGGGGGCGCAACTCCACAAGCATGCTGAGGCCGAAGTTGGTAGCTTGCTTGGCGCTTACCGCGACCCTGAGCTGCGCCGCATGCTCGAGAGGGGGTACTGACATGGAACTCGTCATACACTCGATGGGCATGCCGTTCAACGGCGACACGATCAAGAAGCGCTCGCTCGGCGGCTCGGAGTCGGCCGCCTACTACCTCGCGCTCGAGATGGCGCGGCGCGGGCACCGCGTCTCGGTGTTCACGAACGAGCAGAAGGAGGGCGCGTTCGACGGTGTTCAGTACTGTTGGGCGGGGCCGGCCTCGCAGCAGCACCCGATGGGCGAGAAGTTCGAGTTCTACGCGACCTCGACCCCTCACGACGTGCTGCTCGTGCAGCGCCACCCGATGGGGTTCCACAAGCGCTGGGCGTCGAAGGTCTGCGTCCACCAGATGCACGACCTCGCCCTCCACCGCAACGGTCCGATGCTGGCTGAGGGGTCGTGGCAGGTCGGGGCCTTCACCTGCGTCTCGGAGTGGCACAAGAAGCAGTTTCTCGGCGTGCATGGGTTCAACCCGGATTCGGTGCGCGTGGTGCGCAACGGCGTGGACCCAGCGCTGTACGCCAACCGCACCGACCTCGTGGCGAAGGGCGAGAAGGCCGGGTTCTACGTCGACAAGGAGGGGAAGCCCGGGATCGTGATCGCGGCGACCGAGTTCAACATGCTCTACCAGTCGCGACCCGAGCGCGGCCTGGAGCACCTCGTGCGGCCCGGCGGCATCATGGCGCAGCTCGCGAAGTCGGCGCCGAACGCGCGGCTCTTCGTCTGCGGCTACGACAACACGGTCGACCAGATGCGCGCGTTCTACGAGTCGCTGTACGAGCAGGCCCGCGCGCTGCCGAACGTGACGTTGCTCGGGGCGCTGGACAAGGCCGCGCTCGCGCAGTTGCAGATGTCGCTCGACCTGTTGATCTACCCATCGGAGTTCGAGGAGGTGTCGTGCATCACGGCGATGGAGGCGATGCACGCTGGCCTGCCGATGCTGGCGTCCGACGTCGGCGCGCTCAGCGAGACCTGCGAGGGCTCCGGCGTGACGCTGCTACCGCTCGCGGGCGGCAAGGCCGACGAGAAGGCGTTCGTGCGCTGGGTCGAGAAGCGCACCAAGTCGTCGCCGACCGATGAGTGGTGGGCGAAGAAGTCGGCGCGGCAGCTGGAGTCGGCGAAGACGCGCGGCTGGGCCAACGCAGCTGACGAGTTCGAGTCGGTGGTCGACGACCTGTTCGCCCGGCGCAAGACGACGGCGAACATGCTGCGGCACCTGCTCGACCACAGCGACGTGAGCGCGTTCGATGAGTACAGAAAAGACCACAAGAACAGCAAGGGGGAGGTCTGGGGTGACGACGATATCGCGCACGCCGCGCAGCAGGAACGCGCCAAGCTCTACGGTTTCATCGAGGACCCAGCCGCCTACGCCGAGCACTACGCGTTTCACCAGAAGAAGTACTACGACTCGAACCCGGCGCTCGCGACGCAGGGCGAGGACTGCACCGGCACGTCGCGCTTCCGCGGTGCCCACCAGTTCGTGGACGAGGCGGTGCAGCTGTTTCAGGTCAGTGAGGACAAACGGCAGCAGGAGCATGAGAAGAAGATCGAGGTCTATCAGGACGCGCTGGCTGCCGCTGACGCAAGTCCGCCGGTAGTTGATTTTGAAGAGCTGGAAGACCCGGGTCAGTTCATCCCGCGTCGCATGCGCGTGCTCGACTTCGGCTGCGCGCATGGTCACTACACCATTCCGCTCGCGTCGATGTTCCAGAACGTCGAGTTCGTCGGTATGGATATCTCGCCGCAGGCGATCAACGCGGCCGAGCGTTGGCGCACGCGCGAGAAGCTGGAGAATGCGAACTTCGCCATCGGCACGCAGGCCGACATCTCGGAACTGGTGGGTGAGTTCGATCTCATCATCGCCGCCGAGATCGTCGAGCACGTCTGGGACTACAAGAACCTGCTCCAGAAATTGGCCACGAAGCTCGCCGTCGACGGCTCGTTTCTGCTCACCACGCCGTGCGGGCGCTGGGAGTGGAACGGCATCGAGGGCGAGTCGTACTGGGGCGGGCGCGAGCACGTGCACCACTTCGAGTACTTTGACCTGCGTGACTTGTTCGGCAAGGAGGCTCAGCTCTGCTACGCCCCCGCCGGGCAGGACGCGTCGGGCGGGCAGCTTGGCTCCTGGATCACATTCTGGAAGCCAGAGCGCGTGCCAGATGTCGTCAATGATCAGCTCGTCTCCATTGGCAAGCCGGTGAAGATCGGCAAGATCGACTACGCCCGCAAGTTCAAGTACACGGCGCCGAGGCAGACTGTGTCGGCCTGTATGATCGTGAAGGACGGAGAGGACACGCTGCGTCGCTGCGTCTCGACGTTCGTGCGCGCGGTCGACGAGTTGATCATCGCCATCGACCCAACGACGACAGACCGCACTTCCGAGGTGATAGAGCGGTTGCAGGAGGAGTTCTGGTACCGGCCGATCCGCGCGGTCAAGGGGCTCAAGGCGCTCGACGTCGATACGGGCGGCTTCGCGGCCGCACGCAACCGCTCGATGGAGCCCGCCTGCGGCGATTGGCGTTTCTGGTGCGACGCCGACGAGGAACTGCGCCCCGCGTTCGGGCTGTGGAAGCATCTGCGCAACAGCGGCATCAACGGCGTGGGCATGCCTCAAGTGCACTACTCAGCGTTCCCCGCTCAGGTGCTCACCATCGACATGCCGACGCGACTGTTCCGCGGCGACATCGAGGCCGAGTTCTTCGGCTACGTGCACGAGCACCCAGAGACCAAGATGGGCGTCGGTATCGAGCACGCGCTGGTGCGAGGCGACGCGCAGTTGCTCCACGCTGGGTACGTCGACGAGCCTACGCGACGCAAGCGCTTCACGCGCAACTACCCGCTGATCGTAAAGGACCTGCAGGAGAACCCGACGCGCAGGCTCAACAAGTTCCTGTACCTGAGGGACCTCGCGCAGGGCGCGATGTTCCAGCTGGAGCGCTCGGGTTTCATGCTGGTGCCCGGACAGCGCGAGCAGGCGTTGCAGGGCATCAAGCTCTACGAGGAGATTGTGGACTGGAACGTGCCGCGCATGATCATCGAGGGCTGCCAGTACTACTCGCTGTGCGTCGAGATGGCCTACGGCGGGTTCGACGCGGAGATCAAGATGCGGACGCAGAAGCCCGACGCTCCGGCGCTAGGGCAGGACCTGGAGATCAAAGGTCGCTGGCACAGCCGGGAGTTCTACTTTCACGTGATCCGGAAACTTCAAGAGGAGACGACCAAATTTTATGAATCACCGTATGCCTGACGCGCCGTTGCACCACCGGCCCGACAAAGTCAATGACACGATCCTCAGCTTCCCCTACGGGGAGTGGATCGCCGAGGTGCACAGGGCTGACGGGACGATCGAGTCGAAGGTACTCCGCAACGTCGTCACCGACCGTGGGTTGAACCGCATCGCGAACCGCGCCATCCAGGCGACGGGCACGACGCCGTTCAACTACATCATCGTCGGGACGGCGACGCAGGCGGGGTCGCTCAACTCGGTGCAGTCGTCGCTCGGCGAGGTGATACGCCGCGCGTCGATCGCGAACCCCGCCAGCTCGGCCATCACGGGCATCCAGTCGCGGGAGTGGATCGCGCTGACTGCGACCTTCGGCGGCGCAGCGGACTCGTTGACGGGCGTTGCGCTCGACTCGGCGGCCATCCACGACTTCGCCAACTCGCACGCGACCACGGGCATCGTCGGTAACCACGTGAACGGCCTCGGCGTCACGCTTCAGGCTTCCGACATGCTCAACCTCACCGTGCGCATCCGGGTAGGGTCGCACGACATTCAGCACACGGGATAAGTGGGAGGCGATGTGAACTTGTACTTCAATTGGCGGCGCAACTGGGCGTTGTACGTCTGTTCGGCGGTGCTCGGCTACGCGCTCGGTGCTCGTCAGGCAGACGCGCAGACGGTTACGAAGAATCTTGCCTACTCCTGCGCCACGGCAGCGGCCGAGGGCAAGGCGGGCGGTACCAGTTGCCCGCTCGAGCGGTACGACTACGGAGACACGGCCTTGCTCGTCGCCTCGTGCACGGGCTGCAATTACTACAAGAATACGAAGTGGACGCGCTGGGCGAACGTCAAGGACACGGATTTCGTCTACGCCTGTGTGACGACGAAGGCGCCGGGGCCGTGGTTCTCCTGCGCGAACGCGCCGCTGTTGCTGAAGACGCAGATCACGCTGAGCGGCGCGACGCCGCCACCGCCAGCGTGCACGCACCCCGCCCGCCCGGCTGAGTCGCAGACCGTGCAGTGCGCTGCGCCGACCACGGGTTCGTGGACGCAGACGCGTGCGTGCACTGAGAGCGCCTGTCCGGTGGCCGGCGGGCCGACGACGTGGACGTGTGGGGCATGGAGCCCCGCGACTGAACCGGCCGGCGCCTGCGCGGTTCCGCCTCCGCCCAATCCGACGATCACCAGCCTGACAGCGACTCCGACCTCAGGCGTTGTCCCGTTCGACGTCTCGGTGAGATGGACGAGTGCGAACGCGGAAACCTGCGTGCTATCCGAAGTCGCGGGCAGCGTACCGTTGAGTGGACTTCTCATTCTGAGGTCACCCCCTCTCTACAAGAACTCTTGGAAGATCAGTCTGATTTGCGGGCGCCCCGACTGGTGGGATCAAAAATCGGTGGACGTGGTCCTCCTGCCGCCGCCACCTCCCCCACCATGGCAACCTCAGTGCTCGCCACTCCATGCGACCGGTGGCTATATCGGTGACGTGCCAGAGGCGCAGTTAGCGCTCGGCGTGCGCTGGAAGAAAATCGGCGTCTGGGACTGCACGATCGCTGGTGGCACGCGGCAGGTGCACTCGTACTTCTTTGACTGGGTGAAGGCGGAGCCCAAAGTCACAGGCAATCCCACGAACGACGCGCTGCCGTGGGACTCGGTCGCACTCAACGCGACGGAAGACGCCTACGCCAAGACGGTGCGCGCCGCGTGGCTGGCGGCGCACCCATGATTGACCGCGATCCGACGGGCTGTTCCGCACTCGTCAGAGATCTGCACGTGAGCGTTATGACCTTGGGCTCCAGCAATCGCAAGGTTGCGCACGTGGTAACTCAAGCGGAAGGGCGGTTGGCACGAACCGCAAGTGAAGCGAAGGACCACAGAATCGGGTCGCGGTCATTCGGAGATAGATTCAAGTGACGATTGCGTTCTTCGGCGTAGCGGCGAGCGTAGCGGACAATGGTACCGCTGCGGGGCCGACCGCGACGATCACGCCCCCGGCGAGCATGACGGCCGGGCAGCTCGTCACGGTCGCGGTGGCCTATCGCGGCGCGGGGGGCGGGAATCTTCGCGTCGGCGAGCACGGAGGGCAGCGCTGGTCGCAGGGCAAGGTGATCATCGGCGCCACCGTCACGCTCAAGAAGTTCTGGTGCGTGTTCAACGGGACGTGGTCGGCGAACCCGACGTTCATCGAACACGCGGGCGGCACGCTCGCGCTAAGCGCCATCATGCGTGTCTACACGCCGGACGCCGGCAATCACTGGGTCGCCTCGATCGGCCCGAACGTCGCGACGTTCGTCGCGGGCACAACGCCTTTCACCAAGACGATCACCGGCGTCACGACGGCGACGAAGCACAGCTCGAACTCGCACGTCATCGAGGGCGACTTCGCGAGTGGCGACGACAATACCTGGGACACTCTGACCGGCGCCAACTGGACTCAGAGCGGGCTCTCGGCACAGTACCGGAACCTGTCCGGCTCGCAGATGTCACTGGCTCTGACGTACCAGATTCAGTCGGCGAGTGGCGCGACTAACAACGTCTCGATGAATCAGGCTACACTCGGCGGTGACTCCGGTGCGACGACGCTCACGGTGTTTACGCAGTGCACGATCGCGACGGGTGGCGGAGACGGCTCGGGCGCACGCTACGTGCAGAGCAAGCTCGGCGGAACGAACGCATCCGACACGACCGAGTCACTGAGTTTCAGCGCGACGGTTACTTCTGGCAACAGCGTCGCCGCGTTCTGCTTCTGGGAGGACTTTGGCGGTGTCTACCCGACGAGCCTAGTCGATGACAAGGGGAATGAATATATCGAAGTCCAGCGGATCAGCAATCAGCCGCTCGATACCTGCCTGTCGTCGTTCGTCAAGCACAACATCACGAACGCGCCGATCACGCTCACGCTCACGATCAGCGCGACGTCGATCGAGCAGGACATGGCGATGGAGGAGGTGGCGGGCACGGACCGCCTCGATGTGTACGATGGCGTCGACTGGCAGCAGATCGACGGGTTCAACCCTGAGGCGATGATCACGCCCGCCGTGACGCCCTCCGTGAATGGGTGCCACTTCTCTGCCTACGTGGCGGAGTGCGACGCCCCGGTCGATCCGCAGCCGGGCACGTGGTTCACGGCCTTCACGCCGTTCACGCAGCGTGAGAATCATGTGGGAGTTCCACCGGGCGGCCCCGGCAACCAGTGGCTCGGCACTTACGATCAGTCGACCGCCGCCTCACAGGCCTTCGGGATTACCTCAAACGTCGGCCGGGATCACACGCTGCAGATGCTCGTATTCAAGCCGAACGCCGGAGGTGGCGGCATCGTCGACAACCACGGGCTGGTCGCGCGTCGCTTCCGCACCATACAGAAGGTGAACTGACGTGTTCCAGCTGTTCAAGAACAACGCGAAGTCCACCCTCTCGACGGCCATCTCGTCGGCGGCCACGGCGTCGCTCGTGCTGCAGACAGGGCACGGCGCACGGTTCCCGACGCCGCTCGCCCCGGACTTCTACATGGTTACGATGGACGACGGCACGAACGTCGAGGTGTGCAAGGTTGTCGCGATCTCGACTGATACGCTCACCGTTCTGCGGGGGCAGGAGAACACGACGGCGCAGACGAACTTCGCCACCGGCACGCGTGTAGAGCTGAGACTGACGGCGGACTCACTGCAGTTCGCGCAGTATAACAAGATGTTCAGGCAGCACGTGCTCCCGTCGTTTAACACGACGTCGTTCCAGCTGATGGGCACGGCGCTGCCGACATTTGCCGGCGCGACGCAGGCGGCCGTGACGCTCTCGAACTCATCGGCCCGCACCATGGCGAACCGCACGCGCTTCACGAGCGCGCTGTCCGGGAACGCTCCGGTGAAGCTGTTCTCGCCAAACTTTCAGGCGACTATGCAGGCAGGTTTCCGGTTCTTGACAATGTTCGGATTCGAATTTATGCCGAACTCTGGCAACTTCTTCGTCGGGCTGGTCAACACAACGGGCGCCATGAATTCAGTACACCCGCCATCCTCGCTAATCTCTGGCATCGCTGTTGGTCAGGCGACGTCGGGCGGGTTCGGCCGTGAGATGAGCATCTGGCGCAACGACGGCGCGGGCGCCGCCGTGCAGCTGTCGCTCGGCAGTTTCTTCGCGGTGCAGTCGGGGGCGTGGTACATGTTCGAGTTGAGCGCAGCGCCCGCCGCAGCTAGGGTCGACTATCGCGTGCGACGTCTGGACATATCGTCAATCGCCGACGCTGCGAGCTTCTTCACCACTGACATCCCGCCGAACTCGGCGATGCTGGCCCCGGCGCTCTATGCCTCGACACTCACTGACTCCATCGTGAGCATTGACTACGGTGGTTGGATCGTGGACACCTGACCATGCGGTTCAACGCAGACGACATCAACGGGGGCTTTGGCCTGAATGAGGGCACGGCGGCGATCGTGCTCAAGACCAACAGCGACTCACTCGTGCTCGGCGACTCGGCCAACAAGATCGCGCTGAAGCTCCGGCAGGATTCGCTCACGATGACGGACACGGGGCGCATGCTCTACTGGACGGTGGACGTGCAGGAGCTGCTGACCACGTTCGACCAGCTCACACGCTGGCTGCGCGACACGCGGCTGCTGACGGACGCGCTGGCGGTGAGCGACTCAGCCAACAAGATCGCGCTGAAGCTGCGCGCCGACAGCGCCGCCGTAATCGACGAGCGTATCTCCGGCATCGTGCGTGGCAGGGTGACCAGCGACCTGCTTACGGCGTTCGATCAGCTCGTTAGCATATTCATCCCGGGCGGCACTGGAACCGTCTACACGAAGGACATGGTCGATAACCTGACCGTCCTAGACCAGTTGTTCGACTGGCTCCTGCGCCAGCGGCAGGGCTCGGACACGACGCTCGTGTCGGACCAGCTCTTCGACGGCGTGGTGCGCGGGCGCGTCACGTCGGACAACACGCTCCTGGTCGACGGCTTTGTCTCTGGAGTCACGCGCGGGCGCACGCAGGTGGACACCGTCAGCGTCTCGGACCCGTTCTTCCGTCAGCTCTACAAGGTGGCTTCCGACAGTCTCACGGTCTCCGACGGCTACGTGTTCTCGCGCCTGCTGACGCGCGCCCTTGGCGATGCGATCACGGTCATCGACGGCATGCTCTCTCAGATCACGGGTGCAGGGGCGATCTACGTCCGCACCGCCTCGGACACTCTAACTATCGGCGACGGCACGACGACCTACATGCTGCGCCGCCGCTCGTTGGACGAGTCGCTGACGATCGTTGACGAGCGCGTGTCGGGCGCGGTGCGCAACCGACGGTTCGACGACCTCGTGGCGCAGATCGTGGACGCCAGCGTCAAGGGCGTCGCGCGCGGGCGCGTGACGTCGGACAACCTCGTCGTCTCAGACCAGACGATCCGCACGCTGCTCCGCGTGATCGCCGCCACCGACTCGCTGACCCTGATCGACGGCACGGTGACGGCGTTCCTGAAGACCCGAGCGCTGACCGACCTGCTGCAGATCACGGACGAGACGATCAAGCAACTGTTCGCGTCACTCACGTTCGACGTGCGCATAGTCATAGGGCTTGAGGACCGCATCCGCGTCGGCGCGACGCTCGACGGCATGCCGGTCGTCGGCGAGGACGCCTCGTTCATCACTGTAGGAGGCTACCACTAGATGAAGCCGCTCAAGGTCCTGGACACGATCGTCGGAGCCACCATGAAGCTGACGTGGGTCAACTCCGGCATCACGCCGTCAGGCATCCAGTGCAACCTGTACGATAAGACTGAGACGCTGGTTGGCTCCGTCGCCGGTGTCTCGAGCGGCAACGGGTTCTACTACGCCCCGCTGCTGATACCTAACTCGGCCGGGGTGTTCGTCAACAAGTGGTTCTCCGTGATCAACGGCAACACCTACGTGACTCCACAGTACATACGCGCGACGCGCTACGAGGCCGACTGACATGGGGCGCTACATCAATTGGGGCGACATCTCGGCGCGCTACTCGGACACGCCGAAGGCGTCAGACGCGCCGAACGCGGAGCTGGTGTTCATCCCGCAGGCCGAGGCCGAGGTCGACGCCTGCCTCGCCGCGCGCTACGATGCGCCGTTCGTGGTCACGACGCCGACCGATGCTCCGCAACTGGTGCGCAGCCTGTCGATCGACATCGCCTACTGGATGATGAACCGACGTCAGGACTGGGCCGAGAAGTTCCGCGACCGGATCGACGACCTGCTTGAGAAGCTGGCCGACGGCACGATGGTGCTGACCAACAGCGCGGGCCAGATGGGCAGTTCTGAGGATTCGACGATCTCGGTCCCGGGTCTGCGTTCGTCGTTCGGTGTCAACGACCCAGAGAGCTGGTCTCCCTCCAGCGGCTGGCCGGGGTACCTCACCAATGACGACTGACGGCCTCATCGAGGTGACGGGCGTCGAGGTCGTCTCGGCGAACCTGCGGCGGCTCGGCCAGCAGCTCGCCGACACACGCACGCCGAACCGCGCGGTGGCGGCGCAATTGTACGAGTTCGTCATCAAGAACTTCGAGACTGAGGGAGGTATGACGGCGGAGGGGCGCTGGCGGGAGCTGGCGCCGTCGACAATCCTCGCGCGCTACCGCAAGAAAGATGGAGCCAAGAAGCGAGCGAGCGTGAAGGCCGCGCTGACCGCCGGCAATGTCGGTCTGTCCGGGGCGAGCTTCAAGATCCTGCAGGATACCGGGCACCTGCGCCAATCGTTCGCGCCGTTCTCGGACGCGGACACGG